TTTGCAGATATCGACGGAGACGGAGATAAAAAAGAACCAATGAAAAAAGCAGCATCAGATAAAAAGAAAAAAGTGAAAAAAGAATCAATAGATAGTAAATTAGCGGAAATAGGGAAAGAAGCTGAAAAAGTAAAAATGGAAGCTCAATTAGACTTTTTACATGATCACATTGATGAGAAAGTAAATAGAGTTAATTCAATTCAAGAAGATGAAAACTTAAGTGAATTAATTGATAAATCTAAGATGAAGCAAATGCAAAGAGAAATCAAAGATTTACAAAGAAGAAAAGCTAAGATGGAAAGAATCTATGAAAAATCTTGTGGGTCAAAATATTCTAAAAAAGAAATGGTAGATGAAATGGATGAGGTAAGTTGGAATGATAAAAACAACCCAACTCGTGGTGCTGCTGGTGAAAGAGATCCTAAAAAAGTAGGACAATCAACATCTGCTTATACTATTAATGAAGGACTTGATGGTGGAGTTTATGAAATTCCAAAAGATGTATCTGATGAGGCTTTAAAACCATATATAGGTAAATTTTTAGAACCAACCGATGCTAAAAATGATATGGTAAGCAATGCTACTGAATATGATAAAGAAGGAGGTTTATTTAAAATAGGACAAAAAGTTGAACTTAACCCCGCAGTATCTTTAAGTTCTTTTGGTAAATCATTAGGAAAACCTGAAAAAGCAAAAGATGATAATGAAAAACCTGCTGAATACAGAGATGAAAGTGGTAAAAAAGTAAAAAACCCAAATTTTAATATTAAAAAAGTTTCTTATAAACTAGTTAAATAATATGGGTAAATCACTCTTAATAGAAACTAATACCTTTAAGGTTAACCCCCTTCAATTAACAGAAAATGTTAACAAGGAGACGGGTAACTTAATGGTTGAAGGAATTTTAGCTACAGCCGAAGTTAAAAATGGCAATGGTAGATATTATTCAAAAGATCTATGGAATAGAGAAATGGATAAATATAATGAACTTATTGAACAAAGACGTTCAATGGGAGAATTAGATCATCCTGAATCTACTGTAGTAAACTTAAAAAATGTATCACATCTAATATCAGACTATTGGTGGGATGGAGATAATGTAATGGGCAAAATAGAAATTTTACCTACACCTTCAGGGCAAATTCTTAAAGAATTAATTAAGGCAGGTGTAACAGTAGGTGTTTCATCTCGCGGTATGGGATCATTAGAAGAAAGAGGTGGGGTAATGGAAGTACAAGATGACTTTGAATTACTATGTTGGGATTTTGTTTCAACACCTTCTAACCCTGGTTCTTATATGCATACCTTAAATGAAGGGAAACAAGTTATCACTTATGATTATACGAATGTTAATAAAGTAGTACATGAAATTCTTTGTTCAAAAGGATCATGTCCAATAACTTAACCCCTCTAAATTCAACCGATTTAGACCTAAGCCCTCTTTTTGAGGGCTTTTATATTTTAATATCTCTCCATATACGTATAACCGCAATGTGCCATGAAACTGAATATGGTACCGATATAAAATTATTCCCTATTACGATTCCTAATAATCGTATTTCACAAACTTAAATTTTGAGATTATGGCAAACAATGATTTGTTAAAAGAAGCAATTGCCGATGCTAAAGCTGTTAAAGAAACTGCTATCGCAAATGCTAAACTTGCTCTTGAGGAGGCTTTTACTCCACATTTGAAATCTATGCTTTCTGCAAAATTAGAAGAAATGGACAAAGAAGACGTTGACGAAGGATACGGTAAAAAGTATGAAGAAGACGACGTTAAAGAAGAAATGGATTCTAAAGATGATATGAAAGAAGAGAAAGAAGATATGGATGAAGCTAAAGAAGAGCTTGACGAGATTAACCTAGACGAATTACTTGCTGAACTTGAATTGGATGAAGACAAACGTACAGATGCTGAACAAGAAGGCTATAAGGACGGATTCGAAGACGCTAAAGACGACATCGAAAAAGAACTTAAAAGCATGAAAGTTTCAGAGGACGCTCGTACAGACGCTGAAGAAGAAGGCTACAAAGACGGTATGAAGGACGAAAAAGAGGACTTGAAAGAGGACGAACGTACTGATGCTGAAGAAGAAGGCTACTTGGATGGTATGAAAGACGAGAAAGAAGACGAAGAAGACAAAATCGACGATGAAGAAATTGATCTAGAAGATATGTCAGAAGACGACTTAAAAGGATTCATTGAGGATGTTATTAAAGATTTAGTAGCAGACGGAACAATTGAAGCAGGCGAAGACTTTGAAGAGGAAGATGTTGAAGACGTTGTGGACGTAGAAGATGTTGAAGATGTAGAAGTTGATGTAGAAATCGACGAAGCAAAAGACATGGACAAAGGTGAAACCGGTGCCGGAAACGAAGATGGTGACAAAGATGACACTAAAATCGAAAAAGAAACCGAAAAAATGAGATTTAAAGAAGCATTAGATAAAATCGAAGCTCTTAAAGTTGAATTGCAAGAAGTTAACCTTTTAAATGCTAAACTACTTTACACAAACAAAGTATTCAAATCTAAAAACTTAACTGAAGATAAAAAAGTTAGAGTGCTTAAAGCCTTTGATAAAGCCTCTTCAGTAAAAGAAGCTAAAGTTATTTTTGAAACATTAAACGAAGGTTTAGTATCAAAAACAGAAGCTAAAGCAAGACCACAAGGTAGTGCTTCTAAAGCAACTGGTACAATAACTGAAGCTAAAAAACCCATTATTGAAAGCAATGATGTATACAACCGTATGCGTAAACTTGCTGGATTAATTTAAAAATTATTTTAACCCTAAAAAACTAAAAAAAAATGAGCTTAAATACTCTTTTAGAAAGCGCGAACCCATACCAGTCTTTACAGTCTGACGCGGCTAGATTAGCTAGCAAATGGGAAAAGACAGGTTTATTAGAAGGTTTACAAGGTGCCCAGAAAAATAACATGGGTATGATTCTTGAAAATCAAGCTAAACAACTTGTTGTTGAATCATCACAAACTAGTGGTGGTGTAAGTGGTGGTGGTACATTTCAGTCACAAACTGGCGTAAACGTTGGTGGACAGTGGGCTGGTGTAGCTTTACCATTAGTACGTAAAGTATTTGGTCAAATTGCTGCACAGGAATTTGTATCAGTACAACCAATGAATTTACCTTCTGGTCTTGTATTTTTCCTAGATTTCCAATATGGATCTAGTAAATCTCCATTTTCAGCAGGCGATTCATTATATGGTAGCAAAACCTCAGCTGAAGACCCATTTGGTAACACAAATGCTGGTGGTCTTTACGGATCAGGTCGTTTCGGATATTCTATCCAAAACACTCAATCTCTTGTAACTGGTAACACTTTTGCACAAGCAAATTGGGCAGACTTTAACTTTAATTCAGAATATTCTGCTTCTGCAGTAGCTGGAGATTACCAATTGGTAAAAGTTCCTGCTGCAAAATTAGCTTTTGCTGATTTCGAAGGTGTAAAAGGATTCCAATTATTTACAGGATCTTTAACTAGTGTTGTACCAACAGGATCTGATGGATCTGTAGCTGGTGTACAATTATCTGAATTTACAACTTACGATGCAGTTAATGACTTCGTAGTATTTGTGGCTTTAGATACAGCTATTGAAGCTGATAGTGTATTTGTAAACTATCAAGTTCAACCAACTGATAATAACAGAGGTGACTTTGAAGCAGGTAACCCACACCCTAACAAGTTTAACGACGAGCCAGGATGTTGCCCAGAACAAGTAATTCCAGAAATCAACATCCAGATGCAATCATCTGCAATTGTTGCTAAAACTAGAAAACTTAAAGCTGTATGGACACCAGAATTTGCACAGGATTTAAATGCATATCATGCATTAGATGCTGAAGCTGAATTAACTTCAATCTTAAGTGAGTACATTTCTTTAGAAATTGACTTAGAAATCTTAAGTATGTTAATTGATTCTGCTGCTGCAGGAACTGAAACATGGTCTGCTGTAAATAACCAAGCTATCACAGGTGGCGGAAATGGTACTATTTCAGATCTTGGATTCTACAATTCTCAAGGACAATGGTTCCAAACATTAGGAACTAAAATCCAAAAATTGAGCAACATCATCCACCAGAAAACTCTACGTGGTGGTGCTAACTTTATGGTTGTTTCTCCAACTGTAGCTACTATCTTGGAATCTATTCCTGGATTTGCTGCTGACACAGATGGTGATGCTGCTAAAATGAGCTATGCATTTGGTGTACAAAAAGTTGGTGCTTTAAATAGTCGCCAAAAAGTATACAAAAACCCTTACATGACTGCTAACACAATCCTATTAGGATACCGTGGTACTCAGTTCTTAGAAAGTGGTGCTGTATTTGCTCCTTACATTCCGTTAATTATGACTCCTCTTGTATACGATCCAGATACGTTCGTACCAAGAAAAGGTCTATTAACTAGATATGCTAAGAAAATGGTTCGTCCAGAATTCTACGGAAAAATTAATATATCAGGTTTAAACACTTTATAGTAGATACTTAATATTTCTTAATAAATTAACCCGGCTTTATGCCGGGTTTTTTTATGCTTTTAATATGTATAATAAAATGCGTTATACACAAACTATATTTATCTCATTATATAGCTATATTAAAATTTTATTGTTTTCTAACGTATTTACAACGGTTATATTCACTTATTACATAACCCCTAATTTCAAGAATTTATGGCAAGTAAACCCCATACGGACGATGTTTATCGCCCTAAGAGAATTCCTAAGAACCCAATTAAGTTCAAACTCCAACTTAATGAAGAACAAAAAGACGCTAAAAAACACATCCTGGAAAATACAATTACCCTCTTGGGAGGGGGTGCAGGTAGTGGAAAAACATTACTAGCATGTAATGTTGCCCTAGATGGTCTTTTAAGAAGACAATATGATAAAATAATAATTACTAGGCCTACTGTATCAAAAGAAGAAATAGGTTTTTTACCTGGTGATTTAAGAGAAAAGATGGATCCTTGGGTTCAACCTATTTATCAAAATTTCTTTGCGCTACATGATAAAGTAAAAATTGAAAAGCTTATTGAAGATGGTAAAATAGAAATTGTACCCGTATCATTTATGAGAGGTAGAACATTTATGGATTCAATGATTATAGTTGATGAAGCTCAAAATGTTACTCACGAACAAATGGAAATGATAACTTCACGTATAGGTTTAAGAAGTAAAATGATGATATGTGGTGATGCCCACCAAACAGATTTAAAGAAAAAATCAGATTCTGGGTTTAAATTTTTATATACAGCAGCAAGAAAAATTAAAAATTTAGAAGCTATTACATTAACTACTAACCATAGAAATGAGATTGTTGAAGATTTATTAGATTATTACAATGAAGCAGTTGATAAAGGAGTAAGTATTACCACTTCTGGATCATATATTTATAATAGTAAGAATTAACATCATATTTATAATAAAATAGAATTATGGCATTATGTACTACTACAGGTTCGTTAGAAGTATTTATACGTGAAAGCATAACTTTACCTAATGGTAATGAAGAAGTAGCAACTAATAGTATAAAAATACCTAATGTAAATCAATTAGTAAGAAGAATAGACACAATATCAGTAAATTGGGAAGATACAGGTGTAGAACTTTTAAGATTTGTTGATAATGAAGCTTCTCAAGTAGCAGGTTCGTTTGTTAGAGATACGGTAAAATATTTAAGATTTACTAATTTAGATTGTGAAAATTATCTTTCTTTATATTTAATACAAAATAGCCCTGATGCACAAGCACCTAATACGGGTAATGTAGGATCAGGTGATGAGGGTGTATTTAAAATAGATCCAGGTAAATCAATGATGTTATCAAATGCACAATTTGAAAGTAGCAATTATTATGACTATGTAGTAGAAGGATATGTTGATTTACAATATTTTACATCCTTTGCATCACTATATAGTATAAAAGCAAAAGCAAACAAATCAGATATTAGAATAGAGTACCTTGTAGGTTCTTCTTAATATTTATAACAAAATTAAATTTAATAAAAAATGGCATTAACTTATAGAACAGGTTCAGGTGGTAAAGATTCAGCTTTAACAATTGAAGAACTAGATAATAATTTTAGACACTTTACAGGATCACATTCGATAACTGGTTCATTAACAATATCAGGCTCATGTGATATAACAGGATCACTTGATGTATCAGGGTCTATTACAACTACTGAAGATGTAATTTTAACGGGTTCATTTACTGGTTCATTTAATGGTATAGGAAGTGGATCTTGGGATGGAGATTTAACAGGTTCTTTTACAGGATCATTTGACGGAGAACTTACAGGATCACTTACAGGATCATTTACAGGATCAGGTAATGTAACAGGTTCTTTTACAGGATCATTTGACGGAGAAATTACAGGATCATTTACTGGATCTGTTGATACACAATATAACTCAGGTTCATGTTTAATAGGATGTACTTCTTCTGCAATCCCCACTGGTGCTAGACCAGAAGGTACTTTTGAATTTGTTGTAACAGGTGGAAATCATTTTATTTATGCATACATAGATGGAGGATGGAGATCAGGTTCATTAGCTTAATAAATAAAATAAATAAAATAAAAATTTAAGGCCTCAATTTGAGGTCTTTTTTTTCATATTTATAATAAAACTAAATAAGATATGAATGTTCCAATTTATGATGGTAATCCATTATGGAACCCAAATGCAACCGCTTTTGGTTTTTATAATAATGACATTGAATTTCAAGTTGACTGTCTTAAAGTTGCTAAATTTGTTACTACACGTTTAGGGTATCCTTTAATGGATGTTGAATTACAAACAGGATCTATATTTACCGCATTTGAAGAAGCCATAACAATGTATGGAAATGAATTATATGCTTATTTAATTAGAGAAAATGTATTAGATCTTACTGGTTTACCTTATGAAAATGTAGATTTAAGTGAAGTTATAGTTCAACCTAATTTTGATACTATAATTAGACTATCAGAACAATATGGTGAAGAAGCAGGTGTTGGTGGTAATGTACCTTGGTATAAAGGGCATGTTCCTTTAACTTCAAGTGTACAAGATTATGATTTAAAAATTTGGGCTAAACAACAAGGTATATCCAGTAGTATAGAAATAAAAAGAGTATTTTATCAAGAACCTATACCTGCATCTGCAAGATATTTAGCCCCATTTGATGGGTTTGGGTTTGGGGGTGTAGCTGCTGCTGGATTAATGGAAATGGGTGGATTTGGTGGTTCAATGGGCTTTTTAATGATGCCTCTAAATTACGATATGCAAGTTATTCAATCAATTGAGATGAATCAAATGGTTAGAATGTCTAATTATAGCTTTGAAATACATAACAATGTAATTAGAATATTCCCTATCCCAGGACCATATGAAATTAGTGGAGTAGGAGATATTGCTGAAGATGTAAATGGTTCATGTAATTGTGGTAATTTATGGTTCGAGTATATTATACGAGATGAAAGATTAGAAAGCAGTTTAATCTGTGCTGAAGATAAAATTACAAATGTTTCTAATATGCCCTATCAAAACCCTGTATACTCACTAATCAACTCAGTAGGTAGACAATGGATATTTGAAATGACATTAGCAATTTGTAAAGAAATTTTAGGATATGTTCGTGGTAAATATAGTACAGTACCTATCCCTAATGCCGATATGACATTAAATCAAGCAGATTTATTAGCAGCAGCAACTGCAGAAAAAACAGCTTTATTAGAAAGATTAAGAGCATATTTTGATGAAAATTCACGTGCTTCATTATTAGAAAGAAAAGTAAGAGAAGCTGATGCAGTATTAAGAGAATTGGATCAAGTTCCAAGAGTAATTTATATAGGATAATATGGCAATGTTTGCAAGACAGAGAGATGTTTCTCTGGTAAGACACTTAAATAGAGAAGTTATGGGTAATGTTATTACCCAACAAGCGGCTTTTTATCAATTTAAATTAGAAGAAACGAAAGTTAATATCTATGGTGAAGCTGCAGCTGAAAAATTTTATAATGGTCCTTTTTTATTTAATTGTCTAATTAATAGATCAGCTCAAGAATATCCTGAAGATTCTGAAGGAATACAATTCCAACAACCTATTGATTTTTATTTTTTAAGAGATGATTTAAAAGCTGTTAGACCTGGTTTTCCAAATGGAAACCCAACAGAAGAAGTTGTTCCGGATGTTGGAGATATAATTTTATATCAAGAAGGATATTATGGAGTACAAAGTGTGGTAGCTAACCAATATTGGAGTGGAAAAAACCCTGATTACCCTAATAATAACTCAGATGGTACTGATAACCCATTAAATCCTAATTTAGATTTATTTGGGACTAACTTATCAATATTATGTTCAACTTATTACATCCCAGCTGATAAAGTTGCGATTTCACCTTATAAAGAAAGATTTTAATGTCACAGTATAGAAAACCCATACCTAAAACACAAAAAGAAATCAGTATTGATCAACAAAGACCAACATCTGAAAGGTATGGTAATCCTAATATTCCATCACCTTCAAATGAGAATCAAACAGGTATACCATTTAACAGGTCAGAAAAATTATCTTGGAAAGGAGATACAAATAAACCTTTTTCAATTGGGATTCAAGATTTAGATGAAGCAGTATTTTATTACTTCCAAAATGTAATAAAACCTTTTGTTTATCAAAACGGCGAAAGAAGAGAAGTACCAGTAATATATGGTTCCCCTGAAAGATGGAAATCATTTCAAAGAGATGGGTATTATAGAGATAAAAAAGGTGCTATTATGTTACCTATTATTGTTCTTAAAAGAGATACTATAACAAAGGATAGAACAGTTTATAATAAATTAGATGCTAATAGTCCTAATTTATATGGTACATTTCAACGGGGTTATAACCCAAAAAACTTTTATAGTAATTGGGCAGCTATTCAAAATAAAATACCCGCAAAACAATTTTATGCAGTAGCAGTTCCTGATTTTGTAAATTTAGAGTATAGTGTAATTGTTCAAACATATTACATGGAACAATTAAATAAAATTATTGAATCTTGTGAATATGCATCTGATGCTTATTGGGGAAATCCTGAAAGATTTAAATTTAGAGCTTTTATTGACAGTTTTTCTACAGCAACAGAATTAACAACAGGTAGAGATAGATTAGTAAAAGGTACTTTTAATATTAGGTTAAGAGGATATATCATACCTGATACAATACAAAAAGATATGAATTCTATTTCTAAATACAATTCTAAATCTAAATTTATTATTTCTATGGAAACAACTTCTAATTCAGAAATTTTCCAAGAAGGAGTTAATAAGACAAAAGATGGCAGAACAAGAAGACAAAGAGAAGACCAAGGAGAAATATCTAATATATCAGATGTAACACCAGGTACAGAATTAAAAAATTAAAAAAAAATGGCTAGTAATGTAAGATTTGTAGATTCATTAAAAGTTGGTGCTTACCAAGTCCAAAATTCTTCTGGAGGTGGTGGTGGTGGTATCACAATTAATAACAATGTAAATAATTATCTATTAAGTGCTACAGGAAATCCTAATGTTATTAATGGAGAATCTAATTTACAATTTGATGGTACTAGTTTAAGTATAGGAGGAGCCCCATCAGGTCCTAGATTAGAAATAACTGATAATGGGTCGGGTCAAGATCTTTTATTAATAAAAAATGCAAGTAATCAAGGAATTAGAGTAACAAATGAAGGAGTATTAAAATTAATTAACTTTAACTCTTTACCAACAGCAATAGCAGGGGGAATTGTTTATTCTTCTAATGAGTTTTATTTAGGTCTTTAATTCTAAAATAAAAACATAATATGTATAATAAAATATAAATCAATAACAAATAAAATACAATAATAAAAAATGGCAAATTGGAAAAAAGTAATTGTTAGTGGGTCAGCGGCTGAATTAGCAAATTTATCCCTTACAAATTTAAGCTCAAATCCTTCAGAAACAACAACCTTAGTTATTGATTCTTCAGGGGTTATAGGTACAAGAGAAAATGCAGCTAGTTCTGGTTCTTCTGGTACATCTGGTTCTTCTGGTTCAAGTGGTTCATCAGGATCATCTGGAACTTCAGGTTCTTCTGGTTCAAGTGGTTCTTCAGGAACGTCTGGAGTCTCAGGATCAAGTGGTACATCTGGTTCTTCAGGTTCAAGTGGCTCTTCTGGTTCATCAGGAACTTCAGGATCAAGCGGTACCTCAGGTAATGATGGTTCATCTGGTACTTCTGGTTCATCAGGAACTTCAGGATCAAGCGGTTCTTCAGGATCAAGCGGTTCTTCAGGTTCATCAGGTACATCAGGAAATTCAGGATCATCAGGTACATCTGGTTCATCAGGTTCTTCAGGATCATCAGGTACATCTGGTTCATCAGGTTCAAGCGGTTCAAGTGGAACTTCAGGTTCATCAGGAACTAGTGGTTCAAGTGGTTCATCAGGATCAAGTGGTTCATCAGGATCAAGTGGTACTAGTGGTGTAATTAATGTACAAAACTCAGGAAACAATAGAATACTGACTGATATAGATGGTACTAGTGCTAATGCTGAACAAAGATTAACATTTGTTAGTGATGGTGGATCAGAATCAAATACTGGATTATTAACAGTAACAGGTGATGTTATTATATCAAATGATTTATTTGTTGATGGTACTGCTTCATTTAGAAATACTGAAAATTTATTAGTTAAAGATAGATTTATATTACTTGGATCAGGTTCAACAACTGTTGGTGATGGTGGTATTGTTATACAACAAACTGACCAAGATTTTGGTGATGCCTTTGCTTATGATGGTTTGTCTACTGGAAGATGGGGTGTAACTAGCTCATTTGATGCTACTTTATCTTCATACACTCCAGATGCATTTATGGCAGCAGTAGTTGTAGGAACTACCAATGACCCAGATGATGCTCCATCCAAATATGATAAAGAAGGAAACATATACGTAGCAAGTAACGAAGATATTTATATTTATTCGTAAAATTTAAATAAAATTGTTTTCTAAAATATTAAAAAGGTTTATGGCATTAAAAACTAAAAATGTAGTTGTAGGAGGAAAAGACAATATGTCTAATCCTCCTACACTTAATATCGAACTAACCCCAAAACAAATAGAATTTTTACTTGTAACCATTAAAAATAGTTTATTTAAAGGGGAATATGTAGAAATATGTTATAATACTACTTTAAAACTTCAAGAAAAATACCAAGAATCAATTAAAAAATAATAGTTATGTCTTACAATTTAACAAATCTTTCTTTAAGAGAATTACGTGCTCTTAGAAAATCAACTGATTATATTCCAATTACAGGTATTGATGCTATCTTTATAGGTACTATACAAGTAAAGTTAAATCAAAAAATTGAAAGTATTGAAAAACAAGAAGAGGAAAATCAAATTCCTCCTCCTCCTGTTAAATAGAAAAAATTTAAAACATATTTATAATAAGTATTACGGCCCTTCGGGGAAGTGGGCACTTTGTGTAACCAACCTAATAAGAAATTGATATGCCAAATTGGAAAAAAGTAGTACTTAGTGGAAGTAACGCTGAGTTAAATGAACTTAAATTAACAGGTCTTTCTACCCAAGGATCTGAAAACACAACACTTGTAATTAATAGTGCCGGAGAAGTAGGTACAAGAGAAAATGCAGCATCCTCTGGTTCAAGTGGATCATCAGGTTCAAGTGGTTCAAGTGGCACTTCAGGATCATCAGGTACTTCAGGTTCATCAGGTTCATCAGGTTCTAGTGGTTCTTCAGGTACTTCAGGTTCATCAGGAACTTCAGGTTCTAGTGGTTCTTCAGGATCATCAGGTTCATCAGGTACTTCAGGTTCATCAGGTTCATCAGGTACTTCAGGTTCATCAGGTTCATCAGGTACTTCAGGTTCATCAGGTTCTAGTGGTTCTTCAGGTACTTCAGGTTCATCAGGAACTTCAGGATCATCAGGTTCTTCAGGAACAAGTGGATTATTATCTTTAACAGGAACTACAAATAATGGTGTAATTACCTATGATGGTGCAGGGGGTGGTAATGTAGAAGCTAATGTTACAGTTACTACTGCAACATTTTGTTCACAAACCTCTAATTTTAACGTATCAACTCAAGGTGCTTATTTCTGTACAGACCAGACAACTTTTGGTGTTAATAATAACTTTGGTAAAATTATTATTGGAGATGATTATTTTGGAGGTGAATTAGCTGTACTGACTGATAATGATTATATCATTGGAGGACAAGTAGCTAATTGTGAAATGGCATTTGCTGGAGTTGATCCATCCAATGCAACTATAAAAGCTAATTTCCAAAATAGAACTGTTTGTCTAGGATGTACAAATTGTCATATTGTTGGAAGTAGTTATTCAACAATTGCAGGTGGAACTTGTAATAAAAGTAATGGTTTAAGGTCTTTTATTGGAGCAGGTAGTCTAAATACATCATCAGCAGCTGATAGTTTTCTAGGTGCAGGATGTGAAAATATAGTTGATGCCGAATTTGCAGGTTTAGTAAGTGGTACTACAAATGAATCCTGTGCTATTAGGGGATTTATAGGTGGGGGTAGCGAAAATAAAGTATTTACTTCTACTAGTGTAATAGTAGGGGGTAAATGTAATTTCTCAAAAGGAGGAGAAGCCTTTGACTTTATAGGAGGTGGTTTACAAAACTGTATAACACCTACACTAACTACTGCTTGTGCTAATATTATTGTTGGGGGTATCCAGAATTTTAACTGTACTGACTCAAATGCTGTATTTATAGGAGGGGGTAGATGTAATTGTACTTTCAATGACGCACAATTTATTGGTGGGGGATCTAACAACGTACTTTTTGGAGAGTTTGATGTAATTGTAGGAGGTAAAGGTAATTATGCAAAAGGAGCTAATTTTGATACTGTAGGTGGGGGTGCATCTAATTGCATAGATAGTAGTGGCTGCGCATCTATTGTTGGAGGTGAAAGTAACTGTATATCAAATGGTACCTATTCAACTATTGTAGGTGGTCAGTCTAATTCAATATGCTCAAATAGAGGATTTATAGGAGGTGGAAGTACAAATCAAATTTGTGCTAGTTCTCATTGTAGTACTATTGGAGGAGGTTATTTTAATAAAATTGGTACAAATGATTGTTGGGGGACTATTGCTGGTGGGTGTAGTAACTCTGTTCAAAATGATTATGGTATTGTTGGAGGAGGTCGTTTAAATTGTGCAAGAGGTTCTTATTCAACTGTTGGTGGTGGTTACTCTAATGATTCATCAAATACATATAGTACAACAGCCGGGGGGTATAATAACTGTTCCTATGGACAGTATGGTCATATTGGTGGAGGACGTGATAATTATGTTTCTAATAACTATGGTATAGTAGCTGGTGGTTATATTAACTGTGCTAGAGGTGCTTGTAGTTCTGTTGGAGGAGGATTTAGTAATGATACTCAAGGAACATCCTCTCCTATTGGTGGAGGAAATAATAATACAATTTCTAGTGGAGTTTCCCAAGCAGTTATTGCAGGGGGTGGTGAAAATACCGTCTCTGCTACTGGAGGTGTAATAGCAGGAGGATGCACAAACACTGTTTCATCAGGCCAAGGATTTATAGGTGGTGGGTGTTCTAACACAAATAATGGTTGTATGAGTGGTATTATATCAGGAAATAATAATAATATAAATAGTAAAGCTTGTTCCTTTATTATTGGTACCAGCATTACAGCTTTATCAAATTGTACTACTTTTGTAAATAATTTTGCCTTCCATGCACATAATAATCAAACACCATATTTAGGAACTGCTAATACTGCAGGTGAATTAATATATGTAGGTTCTTCAAATGTAACAGCAGGAAACGTTTATTATTTACTTGAACCAGTATCAGGTACATCTAGTTGGTCATTAGCTGATGCTGATGCTGCTAGTTCAGCAACTAATATGCTTGCAATAGCTGCAGGAACTGGACTTTCAAATACTGTAGGTATGCTTATAAGAGGATTTGCAAGATTCACATCAGTATTCGGTCTTACAGGAGGAACTATAGGATCACCTCTATATTTATCAACTACAGCAGGAGGTATTACAACAGGAGCTCCTTCAGGTACAGGAGATATTGTAAGAGTAGTAGGACATTTAATTGATGATTCTACTGAAGTAATTTACTTTAACCCAGACGGAGCTTGGGTAGAAATAGCTTAAAAATAACTTTATGGCAGGATTTGATACAGGATATAAAGAAAGATCTCTTACTTTCGAAAGTGATAAAATTAAGTACTCTAAAGACGGTAAAGAGTTTAACGTAATGATGGATTGGGAAACCCCAATTATGAGAAGATCTGCCGAATGGGTTACTAATGGAGGTAAAGTAGAAAGCGTGTTAGAATTAGGTTTTGGTATGGGTATATCAGCCGGATTTATACAAAACTATCAACCGGTACAGCATACAATTATAGAAACACACCTAGCTATTACTGAAAGAGCAAATGCTTGGGCCGGAGAGCGTAATACATATTATGATAAAAATAGACTTAAAAATAGAGTTACTATCTTAGGAGGTAAGAACTGGTTTGATGAATTTAGAAAATCTTTTGAAAAATCAGGTTTACAGGAATTTGATGCTATTTTTATAGATACTTATCAAGATACAAAGTTACACGAATTTAAAAACTACATTACTAAATTTTTAAAGGTAGGAGGTAGAATGACTTGGTGGAATCCAATGGAAAATTTCACTCCAGACGAAACTACTAAAAATAGAAGGGGAGTTAGCTATGAATTAATCAGATTGAGTGATTATAAAATTCAAATCCCAAAAAATGAATATCATAATACAAACGAGTATTACATGCCAATGTATATAAGACAGTAAAATTATGCCATCAGTAACCCCAGAAAATACATCAGGAGAACTTTTTATATCTTTAGATTCTACTATATATACTTGGAGCGATACAAGGAATGCATCTACGGCAACAACTGCTTTTGTATATCAATCGGGTGCTCTAATTAATGCTGAATATGTTGGATCAAGAGGTAATACATTTAGGATTAGAAGAGGTTATTTACATTTTGACCTTTCCTCAGTTAGCGGAACAATTACAGATTTAGACTTAGATTTATATACAAAATCCCCTTCCGCAACCAGAGATATTATTATTGTAAAATCTACTGCACCTGATGGTTCTAATATTGCAGTTGGTGACTTTGGAGCTGCAGATTTAAGCACTGCTTACTCAGCTGAGTTCACCACCTTTAGTAACACTGGAGATGCTCAAAATACTATAGCATTAAATAGTACTGCGATATCGGATGCTAATACCAATTCTGAATTAATTTTAGCAGTAATAGACCATACTTACGACTATTCTAATTCTCAACCTTCATCAGGATTTCAAATACCGCTACAATACCACCTTAACTCTTTAACTTTAAAGCCAACCTTAACTTATACTGCAGTAACTGGATATGGAAATACCGTAACAGGGGTAGTATCTGCTAACATAGGAGAAATAACAGGAGTAGCTACAGCAAACGTTGGTAAAGTAACCGGAATATCTTAATTTGGAATTTAGTAAATAAATTCATATATTAATAGTACTGGAAATAAGTTTTAATGAAAAATAAAGTTAGTTGTACTATTGTATCTATTATTATAGGAAGAGAATTTTCTATAGATAAACTTTTAGATTACTTCTGTAATTTAACTACCCCTAACCAAATAAACCAGCTTAATTTAAATCTAGTTTTAGGATGTGATAGTAATTTTACAAAACAACTCAAAAGTAAAATTAAAGAATTAAAACTATCTGACAAATACAATAAAATAAGTTTCATAGAAGGTAATAGAAGGTGTCACCCTGATTTAAATTGGGAAGAATGGGAACAATATACCCGCAAAAAAGACACGCTTGTTAAACATGATTCTGCTTTACAAAATATCAATATAGGATTACAATCAGTTAAAGATGGAGATTTTATACATTTTGTAGATGATGATACTATACCGCCTTATTTTGCTTTAGAAGATCTTTTTAATACCTACTATAAAATAGAAAATTGTGGCATAGCAAGCGGGATTTATTTTAATAAAGAATGGTTAGGACCTACTATAGTTACAGAAAAACCTGAAACCAAAAGACGTATAGTAGCAAGTGTAAGAAAAGATAAATGGATAGAAACCTCTATAGACGATTTAACTTACACAGATTATACAGATATAGGATTTGTAGGAAATGGATGCATGCTACTTTCAGTAAATGATGCAAAACAAATTCTCCCTTTAACTGAAAATCGAGATTATTTTGATACTGACGCTCCCCCAGATTCTAAAATATGTTATAGAATAAGACTATTAGGAAAAAAAATAAGTATAGTACCCTCTATAGTTTGTAAACATTTAGATGATAAAGGAGACCCAGTTGGGTTATCAGAAGAATATTTAGAAAAAATTAAAAATTCTGGTAAACCTAAAAAAATTCTTTTTATAAATTTTAACCCTTATATAAATTACCCAAAATTAATATCAGGATACGATTATATTATTATAACGGTATTTACTGAACTAATTAAACCAAACCATAAAAATAAATTAAAAACACTAACAAACTTTAGTAATATTAAATTAGTAAAAAAAAGTATAGTTGATACAGTAAATAAATATTCCTTAGATTTTAAAATTAAACATGAGTTTAATATATTACTTACTTTCCAAGAAATATATTCTTATATTAGTGATAAAAGTGAATATAAAATTTATGCTTATAGAAATAGTAAAAATGATATAAATTTAGTGGCTACATTAGATAGTTCTAAATTAAAAAACTTATTAAATACAAAAATATAAAATGGTAATGGATAATCAAAAATTAACAGAAGAAGAATTTAATATTGGAAATTCTTTACATAATAAAAAATTAGAATATTTAGTACAATTAGGAGAAATTAAATTAGCTGAATTAGAAAATGAACGTCAATTAGAAGAAGTTTATACTAATATAATAGAATTAAATACCAAAGAAAATTTATTTCAACAAGATATGTTTAATAAGTATGGAAGGGGTCAAGTTGATTTAATAAATAGTTTATACATTAAAAATTCTTAAATTTATTAGGATAAGTAAATAAACCTTTGTATATTTATAATAAATAAAATATTTCAACATGCAACATACTTGGTCAATAACTAATTTAGAAAGAAATTTAAGCGATGGTTTAGTTACAACAGCTTCTTATACTTGTAATACTACATACTCTGGATCTATGAAAAGAATGGTAGGAGATTACTCTCTCCCATCTAAATCCCCTTCAGACCCAGATTTTGTATCTTATGATGATTTAACAGAAGAAATAGTGCTTACTTGGGTAACAGGAAGCATAGATTATTTAGCTATAGAAACATCTAATTCATCTTCGGTTGCAGAACAAATTAATTATGAACAAAGTAAAACCACGGATGATGGTGTTCCTTGGTAATCAAAATATAAAATAGTTATTTAATTTAAAAACAAAGTTATGAACATAATATTCCAGATAGATGGGGGTTTAGGTAAATCTATTATGGCAACAGCCATGGTACAGGTTATAAAGAAACGATATAAAAATTCTAATTTAATAGTTGTAACTGCTTACCCTGATGTATTTTTAAATAACCCCCAGGTTAGTAAAATATATAGACCTGAACAAATGAATGGGGCTTATCTTAAATACATTAAGGATCAAGATTGCAAACTTTTTATTGAAGACCCCTACCGTCACACTTCATTTTTAACAGAAAAAGAACATTTATTTAAAACTTGGTGTAAAATTTATGGGTTACATTATAATAATGAACAACCTAAAATCTATTTAACACAACCCGAGCTAGATTATTTTTCCCCTTTTTATAAATTAGATAAACCTATTTTAGCCATACAAACAAATGGAGGACCTCAAGGTCAAGGTTTTCAATATTCATGGACAAGAGATATACCAGAACCTACTGTATTAAATGTTATTGATCATTATAAAAATGATTATGCAATTATTCATATTAAAAGAAAAGACCAATATACCTATCCTGACACAATGCAAGCTTTAGATGGTTTTAGAAGTATTGCTATTTTACTTCAAATGTCTTCTAAACGTTTATTAATAGATTCATTTTCTCAACATTTAGCAGCAGCCATGAATGTGAAATCTACTGTATGTTGGGTAACTACTAAACCAACAGTGTTTGGGTATAAATTACATGATAATATTCAAGCTAATCTCTTTACAAAAAAACCCCAAATTCAAAATTCTGTTTACCAACCTTTTAATTTAGCACAAGATATCCACTCTATACCTTACAATAATTTAAATGAAGTATTTGATGTAAATAAAATTATAACATCACTTAATAATTAAAAATATTTTAACGTGTATATAACGGTAAAAACGTGTAAAATTTAAAATAAAATGATAAAAACACCTAAAATATTTGCACATGGTAGTTATGTAGGAACTACAGGTTATGCTAATCATACAAGAGCATTTTATAGAGAACTTTCTAATCTTTATAACTTAAAAATAAGAAATTTTACAGTAGGTAAATCATGGGATGGTTATAAAGATGAACCCCATAATGGAGAAGAATACTTTGATGGGTTAGATAAAAAACTACTTACTTCACAATATTTGTGGGAAGATAATAATTTAATTCATAAAGATATTTATACTAAATATCCTAACGATTTTGATCATAATGTCAATCTAGTTTTGTGTGAAACAAACCACCATGTGTTTTATCAAGATTATCAAGGCCCAAAAATAGCCTATAATGTATGGGAAACAACTCGTCAACCTAAAACATTTTTTAATCAATTATCTACATTTGATCAAGTTTGGGTTGCTTCTAAATGGCAAAGAGACTGTACTATTGAACAAGGAATTCCTTCAGATAAAGTAAAGGTTGTTCCTGAAGCAGTAGATTCTACTATTTTTCACCCTAATAAAAAGGCTACACTTCCGGAATATGACGATGGAAGATTTAAATTTACAATGTTTGGTCGGTGGGATTATAGAAAATCTACTAAAGAGGTTATTGAGTCTTTTTTAGAAGAATTTGATAAAGATGAACCTGTAGATTTAATATTATCTATAGACAACCATATGGCTAAGGATGACTTTGAATCTACTGAAGAAAGACTTAAACATTATGGTTTAATTGATCCAAGATTAAAAATAAAACATTTTCCAACAAGAGAAGAATATATTAAGTACTTACAAAAAGGTCATGTATTTTTATCTTGTGCTCGTGCTGAGGGATGGAATTTACCTTTAATTGAGGCAATGGCTTGTGGTACCCCTTCTATTTATTCAAATTGTAGTGCTCAATTAGAATTTGCAGAAGGTAAAGGATTGCCCGTAAAAATTAAAGGAACTATTCCTGCTATAGGGGGAGAATATAGTACATTCTCTCAATCTGACTTACCTGGGGAATTTTATTCACCTGATTTTAATGATTTAAAAAGGGTAATGAGGGATGCTTATGTTAATTATAAACAACATAAAAAACAAGCAATAAAAGAATCGGTTGAAATAAGAAAAAAGTTTACTTGGGAAAATGCTGCTCAAATAGCTAAAAAAGAAATAGACTATTTAGTAAATAATATACCTCCTAATAACATTGAAATTAGTTTTAATGAAGGTCCTAAAATAGAAATCAAAGGGTCTAATTTTGAAAAGTATAAAGTAGAATTTATAAATGGGGAAACAAATAAAATAGTTCATTCTTCTGTTATTACTAATAATATGTGGACTAAATGTAATAAATCTTATTTTATTCCTTGGGTTATTAAATTAAATGGTAAAGTAATTCATAAATTAGACCTTAAAGATAAAAACGTAAAAATAACTTTAGATTCAAAATCAATTGGTGATACAATAGCATGGACCCCCCAAGTTATAGAATTTGCTAAAAAACATCAATGTAAAGTTATAGTTAGTACCTTTCATAATAATTGGTTTAAAAACCTTCCAGAATATAAAAATATTAAATTTATTAAACCCGGAGAATCTTGTTCTGCTTATGCTCAATATAAAATAGGATGGTTTAAAAATTCAGATGGTAATTTTAAAAATTTTGATGATCACCCAACCCAACCAAATACAATTCCTTTGATACAAACATCAACTGATATTTTAGGGTTAGAATATAAAGAACTTAATTATGGGGTTAATTTTAACATTGGTGAAAAACCTATTCAAGGAAAATATGTAGTATTTGGTCCTCAATCAACTTCGGGGTGTAAGGAATGGACTTATGATAATTGGGTTGAATTATCCAAAATGTTTAAAAATAAAAATTACCAAGTAGTTATACTTTCCTCAACCCCTTATACTATCCCAGGTACAACTAATATTCAAGGTAGACCATTAGATGTAGTAGCTACTTATTTAACTTATGCTGATAAATTTATTGGGCTAGGATCAGGTTTATCGTGGTTAAATTGGGCTTTAAAAAAACATACAATTATGATTAATGGGTTTAGTGAAAGAGATCATGAATTTACTTCTCATATTACTCGTGTAATGAATGATAATGCATGTATTCCTTGTTGGACTAATCCTAATTTTACATTTGATCCTGGGGATTGGGATTGGTGTCCTATTTGGAAAGGAACAAATAAACAGCATATTTGTCAAAAATCTATTACCCCTACTCAAGTATTCAATTCAAGTAATATATGAGAAAAGTTTTAGTTAATATATTATCAAATTCCTTAGGGGATACAATCATAGCTATTCCCTATATAAATCAATATAGGTTAGATCAAAATTGTGATGTTTATGTTAAGGTAAATCCTAAGTTTCAATTTTTATTTAAAGAGTCTTATCCAAATTTAAAATTAGTAAATACAACAGAAGGATTTGAGGAAATAATTCCAGTAGATTATAATTTTAAAACTAATATTCAAGAAGGGTTTGCTTTAGATTTAGGTTATAAAAAATGGAATTACATTCAACCTAAATTAAATATTACCCCTAAAAAACGTCCTATAAAAGGAAAATATGTTGTTATAAGTGTACATTCTACTTCACAATTAAAATATTGGAATCATCCTAAAGGGAAAAGTGTACAGGGTACTCCTCCTTATTGGACTGAGTTATGTAGAATATTAAGAAAAAAAGGTTTTACCCCTGTAGTAGTAGAACGTGATGAATTATTTGGTTGTCCTCCTTATTGGAATGGGTTACCAAAAAAATCTAATAACAAAACACAAGTATCTTTAGAAGACACTGTTAATTATATACAACACGCTGAATTTTTTATAGGGCTATCCTCGGGTTTAACTTGGTTAGCTCATGCTCTAGAAAAAAAAGTAGTAATGATATCTAATTTTACAGAAGACTGGCATGAAATTCCTTTAGATTTCCCTAATTATAAACGAATTATCAATAAATCAGTATGCCATGGGTGTTTTAACAAGGTAGGAATTGAGCATAACTTTGATTTTGGAGATTGGTATTGGTGTCCCAAACATAAAGATACACCACGCCAATTTGAATGTCATACTTCAATAACCCCAAATATGGTTATAGAACAAATAGATGATTGGTTAGAATAAAATTAATACAAAAAACAACTAATAATAAACAATTTAATATTTATAAACAAAAATTTAAAAAATGAGTAAAACAATTAAGTTATCAGAAGAAGAACTAAAAGTTCTTAGAGGTTATCAACAAGAACAAAATCAAATTACTTTTAATTTAGGTAATGTTGATATCCAAAAAGCAATATTAGAAGGTCAAAGAAGCCAAATTCTAGATGGGTTAGCTAATTTACAAGAAAAATCTAATAAAACAGCTAAAGAACTCCAGGATAAGTATGGTGAAGGAAATATTGATCTAGAAACTGGGGAATTTACTTTAACAAAATAGTTTTTTGAAAAGTTTTTTAATATTTATAATAAAACAATATTAAAATAACATAATAAAATGGCAGAAACATTAATCTCCCCAGGTGTATTAGCAAGAGAAAACGATCAATCTTTTGTTACTTCACAACCCATTGAAAGAGGTGCGGCAATTATAGGACCTACTGTAATTGGTCCTGTAGAAAGACCAACTCTAATTAGTTCATTTAGTTCATACCAAGCATTATTTGGTGGGGCTCTATTAAGTGGTTCTAATGAGTACACATATCTTACTTCTATCGCAGCAAACCAATATTTTCAAAATGGTGGAACTTCACTTTTAGTAACAAGAGTAACTTCGGGATCTTTTAACTCAGCTACTTCTACAACCATTCAAAATAATTTAGAATCTCCAACCGGTGGGTTAATTGGAAATATCTTTAGTGGATATAAAACTTCAACAGGTGGTGGTAGTGGTTCATCAGCCCCTGGAACATACACAGGTGTTCCATTAGTAACTGATTCAGGAAATGGATCGGGTGCTGAAGTAACAGTAACAACTAGTAATAGTAATGGTATTTTATTTACGGGTACTCCTTTTACATCTATAATTGTACAATCAGGTTCAAATATGGTAGCTGATAATTATAATGACATATCAGGTACTGGTGGAGATGGAATAGGTGCATTATGGGATATTGTAGTTAGTACAGGAGATTCATTTTTAGCCGGAGCTGAAGTAACAGCTGGTGGTACTACAATTACAGGTGTTACCCCTTCTATAACAACCACAAATATTAATGTATCTGATTTAATCTCAAATGGAGGTAGTGTTTCAGGTGGTGGATCTGGAGGTGTAGTAACAGTAACTAGTGATGGTGCGGGTGAAATTACAAAAATTACACTGGTATCTGGAGGATCTAGTTACACAAATACCTCAGTTATTAATGTTACGGCCGCAGGTATTAATGCTTTAGCAGGAGCTCCTTTGGGAGCAGGTGCTGCAGGTGGTGCCGCAACATTTTCTATCCAGAATGCTAATTTAGCAGGAACAATTACTGCAGGTAATATTACATTAGATGCAGGTAATACTACTTTAGGATCAGGGTATAAAGTTGGAGATCAAATTTCTATCCCTGCTACAAGCTTAGGTGCTACAAGTGGAGATGCTCTCATATTTCAAATTACTCAACCTCAAATCTTAACTGAGATTTCAGGCGTTGTAGTTACAGAAGATGGGTTAGGTTATGCAAATGAGGATGAAGTAAGTATTGCAAGTGGAACAGCTGGTGTATTTTCAACAAATCCAGTTTTTGTATTAACCGATGCAATGATTGAAAACCAAACAGCTTTTGTATTAGAAACAATTTCTGAAGGTGAAATTATGAATAATACATACCCTGCTGGGTCTGATACAAGTGGTGTTGAAATAGCAGGTGGAGCTTTAACTAGTGGTTCATCTCTTAACGTAAGATGGGAAATTACAAGTGTTAACACTTCTTCAGGAGTATTTTCATTAGCAATTAGACGTGGTAATGATAATACTAATAATAAAGTAGTATTAGAAACATATAATAATATTTCATTAGATCCATTTTCTCCAAATTATATCTCAAGAGCAATTGGTGATATATCTACTAATCTAGTAACAGAAGGAGTAGATACCTTTTTACAAGAATCAGGTTCATTTGCACAAATTTCTAATTATGTTAGAGTAAGACAAGTAAATACTCCAACACCAAATTACTTTAATAATGATGGAACTGCAAAATCTGAATTCACAGCCTCTTTACCTATTATAGGATCAGGTTCATTTGATGGAGCTGTTGGTAGAAATATTCCTGTAGCAAGAGCAGCTAATTTTTATCAAGATATTAATAATATCGATACTCAAGGATTAATAGGGTCTGATTATAATAATGCAATTGCTTTATTAGCTAGTCAAGATGATTATCAGTATAATGTAATATCAGTACCTGGTTTAACTAATCAAGACCATGCGGGTCAAATTACTACTTTAATAAATAATTCAATCACCCGAGGTGATAATATTGCGGTAATTGATCTAGTAAGATATAACCAACCAATTGCTACAGTAACAAACCAAGCGGGAGGTATTGATAATAGCTATACAGCTACCTATTGGCCATGGTTACAAACAGTTGATCCAAATTCTGGTCAATTAGTTTACATACCGGCTTCTACGTTTATACCAGGAGTATATGCGTTTACAGATGCTTCAAGTGATCCATGGTTTGCACCAGCGGGTATTACTAGAGGTGGAATGGGACAAGTTGTTAGAGCTGAAAGAAAATTAACATCTACTAATAGAGATACTTTATATGAAGCAAATGTTAACCCAATTGCTACATTCCCACAACAAGGAGTAGTAGTATTTGGACAGAAAACATTACAAAAAGCTGCTTCTGCATTAGATAGAGTAAATGTACGTAGATTATTAATTACACTTAAAGAATATATTTCTCAAATTGCAGATAATTTAGTATTTGAAGCTAATACAATCGCAACTAGACAAAATTTCTTAACTCAAGTTAACCCATATTTAGAAAGTGTACAACAAAGACAAGGATTATATGCTTTTAAAGTAGTAATGGATGAAAGTAATAATACACCAGATGTAATAGATAGAAATGAGTTAGTAGGACAAATTTTCTTACAACCAACTAGAACAGCTGAATTTATTATGTTAGATTTTAATGTATTACCAACTGGAGCAACTTTCCCAGCATAAGAAATAAAAAGACGAATATTTATAATAAAATAAAAAAATAAAATGGCAGTATTAAACCCAAACGAAATATTTTTCACAGCATTTGAACCAAAACAAAAGAATAGATTTATCTGTTTTGTAGATGGATTCCCAGCTTACATTATGAAAGGTGTAGGAGCTGTAACTGTAGAACAAGGAACAGTACCTTTGAATCACATTAATGTTCAAAGATTTGTAAAAGGTAAAACAACTTGGGGTACTATTGAGTTTACATTATTTGATCCTATCACTCCATCTGGTGCACAATCAGTAATGGAATGGGTTAGATTACATCATGAATCAGTAACTGGTAGAGATGGTTATAGTGATTTCTATAAGAAAGACTTAACAATTAATGTACTAGGACCTGTAGGTGATATCGTTTCAGAATGGATTATCAAAGGAGCAATGATTACAAATGCTTCATTTGGTGATTTTGGCTGGGATCAAGAAAATGCTGCACAAGAAATTACAATGACAGTTCAACCAGATTACTGTGTATTAAATTTCTAAAAATTTTACCCACCCCTAATTTGAAAAATTGCTTGGCTTCGGTCAAGCTTTTTTTTATCTTAATATTTATCAACGTAAAAACGTTTTAATTAAATAAAGATTATGGCCGAATTTAAATTTCCAAGCGAAGAAGTAGAATTACCCTCAAAAGGTTTAATATACCCCAAAGATCATCCTTTATCAAGTGGTAAAGTAGAAATAAAATATATGACTGCTAAAGAAGAGGATATTTTAACCAATCAATCCTACATTCAAAAAGGAACAGTATTAAATAAATTATTAGATTCTGTAATTTTAACTGAAGGAGTAAACCAGAAAGATTTAATTTTAGGAGATAAAAATGCTGTATTAGTAGCAACTCGTATATTAGGGTATGGGGCAGAATATAAATTTACTTATCGAGGAGAAGAAAAAACTATTGATTTATCAACTTTAGAAAATAAAGAATTTGATGAATCTTTAATTACAAAAGGTAAAAATGAATTTAACTTTATATTACCCCATTCAAAAACCCCAATTACTTATAAAATTTTAACTGGAGCAGATGAACTTAAAATTGATAGAGAACTAGAGGGATTAAAGAAAATAAATAAAAATGTAGCTCCTGAATTAAGTACAAGATTAAAATATATTATTACATCAGTTAATGGTGAAACAGGGTCTAAAGAAGTTAGAGAATTTGTTGATAATTTTTTACTAGCTATAGATTCTAAAACACTAAGAAAACATCTTAGAGACACACAACCAGATGTGGACCTTCGTTATATAGACGAAGATGGGAAGGAGGTAGCCATCCCCATTGGGATTAGCTTTTTTTGGCCTGAGCTCTAAAATAGCGCCTCAATTTAGAGTAGGATTATTTACCCAAATACATTCTATACTATTCCATGGTAAAGGTGGATATGACTATCATACAGTATATAATATGCCAGTATGGTTACGTAAGTTTACTCTTAAACAAATATCTGATTTTTATGAAGAAAAAAATAAAGCACAAAAAACAACACAAACTTCAGGTAAAACTTCATTAGT